AACTCCATTTATTGTAATATTTTTTGTAGCCATACCTAAATCTAATGCGGCAGTAATTGATTCACCAGTAGCAATACCTGACAATGGGACAGGAAACGCTGGAATAGTTTTAGATACCGAAACACTTACTCCTGTTGCTCTTAATGGAATAGTATTTTGTTGAATATTTCCAGAGTAACTCTGAAATTTTAAATATACATAGTGTGTAGCCGCCGTCATTTAATCACCCTAATGTTCTAGAAGAAGTTCTTCTGTTAATTTTATTATTTACCATATTTCCAATCTTATCAGCAATACGTCTTAATTCCGCATCAGAAGTATCTCTAGCATTTATTGTAATACTCATGTTATTGACTACTGTATTTGAACTTCCAGAAGTCATGTTTTTACTTACAGCATTAGAATATACTGTGGAACCTCTCGGTAATTTTACTAATTCTGGGCCTTTTTCTCCTACTACTTGCATTGGAGTATTAACCTTTCCTCCTGATGAAAAGAAATCTATGTTGTCTAAAAAGTCTTTAAAATTGTCATAAATATCTTCTATCCAACCACCTATTTTCTTAACCCAATCAAATAAGAAGTTAAAAGGAGAAATTAACATAGCAGTAAACGCAGTAGCGTATTTACTATATACGAATTTTACTAGTGAATATAAACCTGCTAGAATAAATATTCCTAATAGTACAGGTGCGGCATATGTAGCAATTACTTGAAGTGCCATAAGTGCTAAAGTTTTTATCATATATGCACCTAATATTGCTGCTCCTATTTTTATTCCTATTTTTAATGCTCTTTCTCTTAGTTCATCATTAGTGGCTAACGCATAAAAGAAGTCAATAATAACTCCAAATCCAGCGACTAATGTTTCCCAAGCAACTTTCACTAAAAGACCCAATCCTGTTAATATTAATTTCATGGCTCTATCTAATATAGGTAATAAATCATTAAATGCTTTTTTATAATCACCAGAGATAAATGTGCCTATTACGCCTATAAATGCCAAAACTACACTCCAAACTTGCATAAAGAAATCCTTTATTTCGGCTATCAATCCCATTTCTTGTAGTATTTTAAATACTTCGTATGCCCCTTTAATGAAAAGCAACCCTGCAATTATTCCCATAATAGCAAAGACAAAGAATTTAAATGCTAAATTTAATACGGGTGTCATAGCATTAGCCATCTTTTGAGCCTTTAATGCTATTTTTCTTTGGTCTTTCGCTATTTTAACTAATCCTAAAATTGGTAGAAAGGGAGCCGCAAGTAATTTAAGTCCTTTGAAATCTTGTGCTAGACCCTTTTTACTAACTGTTTTCATTATTCCTTGCGCCCCAACAGTTCTTTGCTTACTAATTGCTTCTATTTGTTCGGCTTTCATTTTGCGCTTGCCTAATTTTTTTGCCTTTTTAACGAACTTAGAAGCCTTTCTTCCAGTTAATCCTGCTCTCTTTGCTTCTAATTTAGCGGCCTTTTCTTGTAATTCTATTCTTTTGGTATCAAAAGCAAATTGTTCTTTTATTGCTCTTGTTCCTTCTCTAAGTTGCTTATTAGCATCTTTCTGTTTTTCAATCAGTTCTGCCTTACTTCTAATAAATGCTTTTTCTTCGCTTCCTGTTGCGGCTAAGGTATATTGATAAACGTCTAGGCTTTTTACTTGTTTTAAAAGTTCTTCTGAATTTTCTCCTATTGCTTTAGTCAAATTTCCTATTCTTCCTTCTAATTTTGCCTTGTTCTTCATATCTGTTTTTTGAGCGTTAATAACTAAGAGAGATACTGCATGACCATGTTTTTTATTGAATATCATTTTTTCTTCTCTTTTTTCTATTCTTTTATCTAATGCATCTTTTTTTTCCTGTAATTTTGATTTTTGTTCAATTTGTCCAATTTCCATTTTTCTAATTTTACTTAAATCTTTAACAGTTTTAGATAGTTTTTTAGTAGCGGAAAAGTTCTCTAATACTCTTTTTCTTTGCTCTACCATAGCATCTGTATTATTTTTTGACCTTTGCTCAAATGAAGCAAGAATAGATAAATATGCTCTGAATTTATTTTGAATTGCCCAAAGCGGGCTTCCCGAAACTAAACGGCTAAATGTAGTCCAACCTTTACCTGCATCATTTAAACTGTATGCGGCTTTTGTTAAACTTCCTAGCATTCCTGAGAATTCAATACCTGCTTTAAATGATGCACGTTCTAAACTTTGTAGGCTGTCATCTAATGCGACAACTCCTACCTTAGCCTCATCTAATTTAGACATAACATCACTTTATATTTTTCTTATGCTTTTCGAGTTCTTCTGCTTTTAGTTCTTCAACATGGAAATGAATACTAAGTAAGTCCTTTACTAATGGGACTGGCATTTTGTATATCTCCAAAGGACTAATGCCCAATGCTTTTGATAACATATAAACAATCATCAAAGATGCAGTTTTAACGTCGTTAGTTCGACCTCTAACTGTATCTTTAATTATTCGTTTTTTTCTTCATCCTCCTGCACCATGCTCATAGGATTAGGAAGAATTTCTTTTAGTTGATTTCCGACATAAGGACTTACTCTTAACATATCAATTACTGATAATGAGGGTTCTGTCTTTGAGATGAAATTTTCAACCATATAGCGATACATCGCATTTAGGTCGAGGTCTAACGATTGTGTACGAGAATCAATCTTCATTACACTATTCAAGGCTTTCTCGGCTTCAAGCCAAGTGGGTTCTTTTACCCATACCTTGAGGTATTCTTTACTTTCGGGTGCTACTTTAATATAATGTAGCGTAGGCTCAGTTAGTGCAAATAGCACATTCTTATCTGTAACAACTTTTTTTTCGTTTAACATTTCATCCACCTTCAAAACCAACAAACATACAAACGGTGTTGGTGGAATATTATTCTAACTTAGATTTTTTTGGAGTTTCTTTCTTTGCCTCTTTAATTTCTTTCTTAAGTTCTTTTTTAGTCTTAAGACTGTCAATATGCTGTTGTTGCTTAATCCATTTTGAAACCATTTTAATCACCCTTGTAAAATCCAATGTGAAACTAATGTGCAATTTGTTAAAGTTCTAGGCATTAATGTTGCTTCTACTGTGATTGCTCCTTTATCATCAGGAACTGTCCATGTATTAGCACTAGTAAAGTAATCATCAAATTCCAGAGTTAATGATTCTCCGCTGTCTTTAGTTAAAACTAATTTGATAGATTGAGCAGTATCATTATTTTCATCTTGGTTGAGTAACTCTGTAAACAATGTATCGTCTGTAACTAAAGCAGTAAGAGCGATTTCATAAGTTCTTTGAGCAGGAATTCCTTCTTTAAATCCTTTATCTCCAACACCTACAAATCTTTTATCTTGTAGATTATTATTGATAGTTAGAGTAAAGTTGGTAATCTTTAAGAAAGCATTTCCATATACTTCAATGGTTCCATCAGAGAAGAAAAATGGTTCTAAGTGAGTAGGTTGAGCAGTAAAATTAAATAATCCTGAGTTAGTTTCTTGTCCACCTCTTGCTTCATAAGCAGTAGTTTGAGGAATAGGAGTAACTGCCGCAGTATTCAAATCCATAGTCATTTTCACTTCTTCGTTTTCATTTGCAGTTAATGTAAATGTATTTACTCTATTACCTCTTGCAATACGAACAAAGTTTAAATCTTCTGCATCAGCGTCAGTATCATTAGCGTAGATGTTAGTTCCTGTTAATTTACTTAATGTATATTCTAAGGAAAAAGAAGGCAAATCTGAATTTTCTGTCTCTTCAAATTTATATGTAGCATATTGACCAGCAGCCGCTACTGGGTAACTCATAGAATCAATATCTGCAACAGTTTGGTCGCCAATCATTAATGGCGGCATAATATGGTCTACACCAGAAACAGAATTAACTCGGTAAATAAATGGTCCTTCATCTATATGTGAAGTAGAACTAGTTCCATGAAAATACAATCCATGAGCCTGTGTTCCAGTATGGTAGTTTGTTGGATGTTGCCCAGTATTAGTTCCACCTGCAAAAGATAATTGAGTACACTTACCTAAAGCATAATATAGCCAAGTTAATTGATGAGCAACGAGATTTAAATTACCACCGCTTGCAGTTTCAATACCTTTGTATTGATGAGTAAAGTTTCTTGAACCACCTAAAGAGAGATTTAATTGTTTCATTTCTACTTCTAAGTTAGGGAAAGTTGCACTTTCTACTAATCCAATCCAATTATCTGCATTTAATCTAACTCTTCCGCTTCCATCATTTGCTGAATCTGGTGCTGGACAAGGTGCAGCAAATCTTCTTAATACAAATCCATCACCGCTTGCTACTGCTTCACCAATTGCAGGAGTAATAGTGAAAGTATCATGGTCATTTGCAGTAATTCTGTGAGTTGAAGTATAATTATCGCTATCGGAAGCATTGTAAAAGTCTAAAAGACATCCTACATACATATCATCTACTAATTGAAACTGAACTGCATTTGCTGTTTCAATCTGAATTTGTGTTGTGCTTGAACCTTGAGCCCTAAAATAAAAGTCTAATTCTGGTACTACTGTTAAACTTGCGCCGCTTCCTAAAAATATATCTGTGTTTTCTACTGCCATGCTAATCTCTCCTTTCCTATTACAAAACTTACTAAGGGAGTGTTAATGCGAATCTTTTTGCTTCAATGTTTAATTTATATCCAAATAATCGTTTGGCTCGGTCATTACTTTCACTTCTAGAACCTACAAAGATTTGATTGAATTTACTTCCATCACTTGCAGTATGTCCTGTGCGACCTCGCTCAAGTGCATGACGGGCAATCAAGTATAAAGCCCTTAGCCTATCACGGCCAAAATTGGCATCTGTGCCAGCCCTTTCATCGTGAATTGTTCTAATATGCATAGTAAATGAGTATGTTTCATTTCTAACATCAAATTGAGTTGTTGGGTATTCTAAGTTTTGACTGTCCTCAAAGAAGATAATTACATCCTTTGATGATAAATCATATCTCATTCCTTTTCCTTTTTCTAATGTTCTAACATCAACAAAATTAGGAGTAGCAGTATGAGAAGAACTAATTGTTCCTGCTGATTGTAAAGTTGAAGCAGATGATGACCAATTGCTAGAAACTAAATCAATAAGTAGGCTAACTTCATCCATATTACTTCACCAGATTATTTATTTTATTTGCTATTTGTTGTTCGATATGTTTGATAGTTTTCTCTTCTGCGTTTTTGATTACTTCTTCATCGCTAAAAGATACGTCTATTCCTAATATCTGAGATAGTTCTTTTGTTGCTAACTGTCTTTCTTTTTCAATAGATAGCAGTTCTTTGAATACTTTAAGAGGTTTCATTGAGTCCTTCTCCTAATTCTTCCAGTTCTAGGCTCGTTAGGATTTTTTCTCCTAATTCTTGTAGTTCTAGGCTCGTTAGGATTTCTTAATGCAATACCGCCCTGTTCTTTTCCTCTTTGTAATATTTCCTTTACTCTTCTTGACATTTGTTTAGGTTGTTTATCAGGTTTAATACTTCCTTGAGGTATTCTTCTAACCTTTGGGGGTGTTCCTTTACCATATGCTATATCCCCAGTTGGTAGTCTCTTTGCCTTTCTTGTTCTAATTGTCTTTTTTGGAGTCATATCTGGAGTAGTAGATAATGATGTAGTATTCATAACATCTCTAAATTGAGTTCGTTTGTCTGGTTTTTGTTGTGTTTGTGGTGGTTTTTGTTGTGGTGGTCGTTGTATAGGTTTTGGTAGAGATTGTCTTGCTCTTTTATTTGCTTGAACTTGATTAAACATTTCCATCGCTGCCCGTTGTTTTTGATTTAATGCAGTTGGTTGTGGTATTGGTTTTGGTGGTTGTTGTGGTTTAAGTATCTCTTTAACATTATTAGTTAATTGTCCTGCTAAATTTTTTGTTTGTCTTGCTTTAATGCCTGAATCTGCAATAGCCTGTTGTTTTATTTTACCTGCTTCGCTTCTAAGTGTAGTCATCTCTTGATTTAATCTATTTAATTTTAAAGAGTTATTTTTTCCTTTTTGTTCATTATCTATTTCTAATTGCTTAGACTTAATTTTAGCAGTTACTCCTTTTAATCTATCTGTCATATTGGCTCTCAAATCTTCTTGAGCCTTCATTTGCTCTTGTCTTTGTCTATCTGATTGTGGAGTAACATTACTAGGTAAGCCAGTAATTAATTCGCTAGGTGCTAATTTAGTTGGTGTTGTAGTCATTGAACCGCTTTGGGTCTTTGCTTTTTCTATATCGTATTTCATATTTAATCACCCTAAGAAATAAACTAAATCGCCTTTACCCGACAGTATATCCATCGCTTCCTTTCGCAGTATATCATACTTTTCCTTCAAGGATATGTTTCCACCAGTTTCAGCGATTAAGATAGTTTGGTCGTCATGTCGTATAATTTCAGAAGCAACAAGTTTTGTTGCCGCTTCATGAATAGCCGCAGGAACTCGACCATCTCCTGCAATATATGAAACAATAATAGAATTCTGAGTATGATATGGATAATCCTGTAAAAAGAATATTTTACCTTCTTCTCCAATAGTCCAGAAAGAACCCAATCTTCTAACATCTTGTTTAGCAGAGAAAGATGTAAGAGTACAAACCGTAGGAATAGATTCGGTAGAAGTAAATAAAACAGTATCGCTCATAGAACCAGTAGTAGTATGACTTAACACAACAGTAGTTGAATCAGTAATAGAACTTATTGTTGCAGATGAATTGATATTTGTTCCTGCAACTGCCATTCCTACAACTAATTTACTAGAATCTTGAACTGTTAAATTTGTTGTGGTTCCTGATGCTGAACAAGTTTGTTGGGTTTTTACTTTAATTATACAATCAGAGCCATCTTCACCTGCTAATAGTGAAGAGATAAATACTTCCTTTCCATTCTCAGTATTCTTTTGTGCATAGAAGAAATCTGAAATGTTTCTAGTGCTTACTATTAATTCTTTAGCCGCAGTAGCCCCAGTAAATTGTGCAGTTTTAGAAGGGTATTGTTCATTGACCAAAGCAATAATTTCATTTACTGTGGTCTTTTCTCCGAAAGAAGTATTAAATTCTGTAACTGCTAAGGTTCCAGTATCTTCTGAAATCATTTCAAAAGAAGTGCCGCTATTTGGTAATTCCAATACTATTGAATAAATGTCTCTATAATTCTCAAGTAATTCTATCTTTGCTTGAGCAGATGCTAATTCAAGATAACTACTTCCCTGCCATACTTGAAGAGAAACAATCTTTCTTACTTTCATTTGAGAAAGTTGTAAATATCCAACATAGCCACCATAGTATGCTTTTGCTGGATGTCTGATGAATTCAAAGTTATGATATTCATGTTGAGTAATAATTGGTCGGAAGGAACGCTTTACTTTGTCGTCTATGATTCCCTCAACCCGCTTAATGATGGAACCGACTTGCGCTTGAGAGGGGTTAGTAGAACCTGAAAATGCCGAAACTTGAAGCAAATCAGAAACTGCTCCCTTATCTGTGTAAAAACCATTACCACTTGAATAGTCTACATTAATTGTTGTATAATCACTTGGCGAGCGAACTGTTCCCATTTAATCACCTTCATAGAGTATCTAGTATTTCTTCTACATCTTCCAATGCATCTATAAAATCTTCAATTTCTGTTGTTTGTTCTATATTCAAACTAGTATCTTTTTGTTCTAATACTGTATCGTAGTTGAAAGTTAATTTAACATCAACGTGTAAATAGGCTATTATTTTTCTTAAGTCCTGTTCTACTGTACGGCCTCCTAATTCTTGTTGTTTTGCCGTAGTTCCTCTTTTATCATCAGGACTAGAAGTTTCTCTTAAAGTTCCAAAACTAGGTTGCCAATCAAATTGAACTGGTTTTCCTTCTTTTTTAAGTTCATCAAAAATACCTTCAAATAAATTTTTTCCATCTGTAAATACTTTATCAATACCAGTTTCAGTAGTAAATGGTTGTCTCTCTTTTAATCTTTTACTGAACTCATTAGTACCAAAAGTATCTGTAATAAACTTATCTAATTGTTTTTTCTTTAGTTGAATAGTGTCTCCTATTTTAGTATCTTTATTAGTAGGTTCCCAAAAAGCATTTTTACTAGTAGTTAATGTGTCGGTTACTCCTTTAGTGAGTTTAATAGGTAATAAAGCAAGATACCTAAAAAATAATTTAAATTCATCAAAAGATACAGAAACATCTTTTGGTGCATCACCTAAGAGATTAGAACCTACTTGTGTTTTAAGAATAGGAATTGCCTCTAAAGTTATACCGCTAACTATTGAAGGATTATTTAAAATAGGTTTAAGGTATTCTATAATAATTCTATCATTTTCTCTTACTGTTTCTAGAACCATTTCAGTAACTAATAACCTAAATTCTTTAGTATATAACATCTCTTTTATCTTTTTATCTTTAGTATCGAGTTGTTCTATTTTCCTTTCATATTCATCAATATTTTGGACTTTTAGATTCTTTATTACTTTTTTATTTTTTCTAGAAGAACCTTTAGATTGAGTAAAAATACCTTCTGCCATTAATAGTCTTTTCTTAGTATTTTCCTGCCAATCAGAAAACTCTTTTTTTGTTTTAAATATTAGAGAATCTGCTTCATTAAATTTAACTTTAAGTTTATCATCTTTTTCATTGATAGTAAACCTTATCCCGCCATCGGCTAGTCTTGTTGTAATTGTAGCACCTTTATTGATAAATACTGCATACTTATCTTCTTTTAGATTTAAATCTAAAATGCGGTCTTTTAAAGAAATACCTGCTTTTGGAAGCCCTCTTGCTACTATTTCTGGAAGATTAAATCTTTCAGGAGTAGTAATGCTATCATCTTTTCTTGCACTACCTAAATATCCTTTAGCAGTAGTAAAAGGAATTTCCATTATATCTAGTTCTTTTGGACTTTCACCAGAACTTTTTAATGCTATCTGTCTTTGAAGAAGCGGGTCATCTATTAAATCCTGTAATGTTTTAGTCTCTACTAATTTAATTACTTCCTTAATAAAACCCATATCAGCAGAACTTTTACCCTTGCTCATTCTATTGAAAATGTCAAAGATACTTCCTGCTTCTTTAGTTTTAATTAATTTAAAAGCGTCTATAATCTTAGTATCTTCTAAATATCCTTCTACTACATTTCTTAACCAAGTTTTAACTTCTTCATTAGAGGCTGTTTTTTTTGCTTCATCAAAGCGACTTTCTAAAACATCAATATTAAGTTGTCCTTTTATTAAGGACTTAATACTTTCTATAATTCTTTTTGAGTCATCCTCGTCTAAAGACCGAGTACTTCCATCCCAAAGAAAATTACTTTTTTTAGCAATAATCATCTCACATCAACCATTTAGCCCAAGCCGCACCTTTTTGAATTGCAGAACCTAATCCTAATCCGCTTTGTGGAGGTTCATAACTTGTTTGACCTGTTTGTGGGTCAATCCAATATGGTCGGCCATATCCATCTGTTCCCGATGGAGGAACAGGATAACCTGAACCATTACCTACTGCGCCTTGCATTTGCTGATATTGCTGAGTTTGTCCTGTTAATCCAGCGATAGCCATACCTGCTGTCGGAGCCGCCGCACCACCTGAGAAGCCTTGAGATTCTAGGTACTGCTGTTTTGCCATTTTTCTCTGATTAACTATTTCTGTGTTGATTGCTGAATCTAATAGGTTCTTTAAGTCTAAGTCGATATTTGCTTGAGTAATCTTTTCAAACTCTCTCATACTTTCAGAATCAACTTTCATTCTATTAGTAGTAGAGTCTTGAACAAATGCTAACTTTCCTAGCATCTGACTCATTACCCTTTCTAATACATCTTCCATCAAAGTTTCTAATGATTTAAAGAATTGTTCTCCATGATATTGAAAGAACTCTTCAACGTGATTTTCCTGCAAAGATAACAGATTGTTTACTGTTTTAAAATTTGCTTCACCTTGTTGTTGAACTGCGCCCATTACTGTTTTGTTACTTGTTCCGAATACCATATCTATTCCTCCTTTTGATTAACTAAAAAGTCTAACTTCAAAGTAATTGCTTTTAGTTCCGTTGTTAGCCGCAATACTTCGGCCTCCTTCGACTCATCTTCTGATAGCGTGGGCGGCTTTATAATATATCCGACTGACGAGAGAGCGATAATATCTTCATTAGATAAAGCATAAATTGGCCCACTTTTCAACATTTGAGGCATTTTAGGCTTAGGAATAAATCTTTTGAAATCTAATCCATGTTCATCTGCTAATATTTCTTGTTGTAGCATTTCTAATTGTTTATGATAAGCGGCGTGTTTAGGACAATAAGTTCCTCTTAATGGCCTTCCACGTTCTACTCTATCTAAAGGAATAGGTGGTCGCAAATAATCTCCTGCTTCCCAAATATGATGCATTCCACATACTACGCATCTTTCTTTAAGATTAAACTTATATCCATACTTAATGAATAATAGTTTCTTCTTCTCTGGAACTAATACTTTATGTAGTTCTTTTAGTTTCTTTTTAGGTTTGAAATTATCAAACTTATATTCTTCTATTACCCCACTTGCTCTTGCCTGTTGTAGTTTAGGCAAAAATCTATTTGGTATGTTCTGACCAACCGTATTACCGACTGGTGCGCCATTTGTTCCTACTTGTTGTATAATGTTGTTCTGATACATGTTTACTCGCCTCTTCTTCTAATTGATTGAATAATATTTTTACTTAACATTTTATCCCAAAATGCATCTGCTTCGGGTAGTGTTCCATCAGCCTCTATTTCTCCTTTTTTAATTGAAAGTAAATACTTAACCATTTCTTTTAGGTATTTTTCTCCTAATCCTTGCCCTTCTTGTGCATTATGTCCGAAGAACATAATTCCCCAATATCCAGCATAGAACGCATCTCCTTGTGCTTTACCATCTTTTGAATTCCAAGTAATTTCTAATTCTTCTGATTTAAGAATATTGAACCACATAATAATCAGTAATCCTTTATCATTGTAAATACGCCTTGATAAACTGCTTCGGGTTGTGATTTAGCCGATACAATATATTTGTGTGTTGGAATTCCTACATCATTTAACTTTTGCATTCCATATTTAAATGGTTCAAAGATAGGATGCTTTTCAATAGGTAAATCACTTTTATGTTTATCTCCCCATATATCATACTTATTAGCCCAAATAGAAACTGCTAATGGGTAATCTACTTCTTTCTTCTTTTTACCAGTAGGCCATCTATCATTAACAATTGTATCTACTAAAAACTTCCATGCTACTTGATGGTCTAAATTACCACCTTTATCTAAATGCCTATGGTCAATTAAAAAAATAATATACTTCACCTTCCTACTTTGCATATCTTTAGCCCATTCTTTCCAGTATATTGCTTCTCCACCAATATCAGAAGTTTTTAAAGTATTCATTTCACCATCTAATTTAATTGATTTTCTAGTGGCTCTATGACGACCAACAGTTCTTTTCTGTATTGCTGGCACTTCTCCCCTAGTCCTTAATTGATGATGTAAAGTAGTTTTACCTACCATTGTTGCACCATAAATACCGAAGTTAATAGCATGAATTTTCTTATAAAAACCAATTACTGCTTCTGTAACAACAACTGCAAATCCTGCTAGTAATGACATATAATAACCTCAATGCCATAATGATTTCAAATAACTAATTAAAGAACCCATGATATTGATGTCAAAGACACCCATGATATTCCCAATCAAAAATGCTGATAATGTTGCACAACTGCCCCAAAAAATTAGTCTCATCTTAACAAAGAACATATCCGCAGAATGCGCTCTTTGTTGATTATAAGCATAATCAGAATCGCTAAATCCTAACCAATCAGATACGACCATTTACTCACCTATTGCAATTGGGTCAAGAAATCAGAAGAAACTACGTTTTCTGTTTCATATGACTGTGCAACAGGTGGCATTCCAGTATAAGGTGAAAGGTTGTATGATTTAGCAGTATCTTGAAGTTTCTTTCGTTGTTCTTCATCTCTTGCCATTCTAGCCCAGTAAGCAGTAATCTTACGGTCTAATAGCCAAAGTTCAATCTTATCATTTAATGATAGGTCAAATAATGCTTTCATGCACATAATAGTTCCTACTGTCATAAGACCAAATAGGACTCCATGAGCAATCGGTGGATAAGGAAACGCTGAACCGTATTCTGCATAAAAGAATACGTTAGCACCACTTACTGTTCCAACAAAAAGAATTGTCATAACTAATCGAGTATCTTGATTTAATGCTGGCATTATATCACCTCAAGCAAATTCAACAGAAATTTCTGCTGTTGAAGAACCTGCTTCTGTAATCTCCAAAAAGATTCCACCACGACATAATACACCATGCATATCGTATTCAAGATTATAGTGTCCATTTACTGCATTAGTAATTCTAGCCACTTCTGTACCAGTATTATCTTGCCCATCAAAAACTTTAACGGTTACTGCATCTCCACCAGAGATAATCAAATTAGCATGAATGCTAATTAATAACGATTGTCCTGTATTTACGATTGCACTTGCGCCTAAAACTCCGCTTGAACGACATACTTGATTTGCCATAACATCACCTTCACTTTGAGCAGGGAGCGAACCCTACTTAATACTTGGGTTTCAATCTTCACTTAAAGACGATTTCTTTGTTGTTTTTGAAGGTTTCTTAGCCTTTGGCTTAGGTTTAGCCTTTGGTAATTCCTTCTTTGGTAGAAGTAAATCACACAAATCTTCTGCTGAACCTAATGGTTGGCCTAGTTCTTCAAAACCAATCTTTAATAATTTCTCATTAAGTAGTAAGATGTCTTTTCTATCTGATTCTTCAAATGTAAACATTAAGTTTTTATCTGATAAGCCAATGATAGCCCGACGAAGAGGAATAGAAGCGGAATCATTCTGAGTAATCTCAGTCATCCGTTCTAATCCTTCAATCGTACACCTACTGCCTAAGCGACTGTTTTCAGTCAATTTGACAGAAACCATTTAATCACCTCAAATAAGACCTGTAACTCTTAAATCTACTGTTCCAATATCGCCACTAGGCAAGGATGCAGATGCAGTAGCCGAACTTCCAGTAGTTAATGCATATAGGTAGAAAAAGGTTTTATCTGCGCTTAATGCACCAACAGTATAAGTTTTATCTAAATGTTCTTGACCAACAATTTCAACAGTATTAATTGTTGAAAGGCCAAAAGAAGAAGCCAAAATCTTTTCTCCTGCATGGGTAAATACTTCATTTCCGCCGCCTGTATCATCATCATCAACAAAAGATGCGTTTAAAACTGCACCATCAACGCTAACTACTCTTGCAATTAACGCATTATTGTTGCTATGTGAACCTGCCACAACAAAGTGGTCGCCAGCGACAAAACCTGAAAAAGCCGTTGATGTTCCAGCAGTATCAGTATAATTATTTGCCACATCAACTGCATTAGCGGTAATTGTTCCAGAAGCAGTAGTTCCTGTTCTAAATGAGGTAATAGCACATTGTCCTAAAACAACGTATTCATCGCCTAAAACTCTTGGTCTAGCAAAACCTTTGTGGTCTGCTAAAATAGTTACTGTATTTGTCAATTAAATCACCTCATTGACCAATTGCAATAAATGTTCCCTTATCTCCAGATGTTGCAACAATTGTTACGCTTCCTGATGCAAGAGGGAATGTTTCATTACAAACTGCTACTGCTGCTTCTGTTGCACTTCCTGTATGTCCTAAAACGCATATATCCACACGACCTAATCCTGTAACGATTTCTCCACCTGTTACAGAATCAGAATCCCATGTTCCATATACGATTCTCATATTTCCTTCTAAAATTTGTTCGTTTTCTATTGTAAATCCAAATGCCATAAATAATCATCTCCTTTCTTTTTTTTCCTCATTGTACGTTAGTAATCTTACCCTGTCCCTTAAAGAAAGAACATCCGACTTCTCCGATTGTTCGGTATAATGCTCTGTTTCCGAGAGTTCCTACACCGAATGGGTTTCCGTTGCCAATACCATCTTCAAAGTATTGTGTTGGCTTCATAACTGAAAGCCATAGATGGTCTGTATCAAGGAATAATAGGTCAGATAGTTTAGATGATGCACCACCTGTTGTAGCCATGTCCTTTACAGGAATCAATGGAATATCGTAGTATGTTGCAACTCTAAATCCAACTTCTTGACCCTTTGTTCCACGAACACCGTTTACAGTAGGAACAATTTCCTTTCTATCCATAAATCGCTCTTGGCTTTGCAATAGGTCAGCAATTGCTTGAATTGTATCATATCCAGTAAGAATAACCTTTGGTGAACCACCTGCTAGTCTTAGGTTTCTAATCATGTTATTCAACAGAGTTAGAGTTAATGCACGAACATTCCCCGAAGCATATCCAGCACCGAAATCAATTGTAGCATCTAAGTAAGAAGCCGCAGTAAATCTTTCATTACCGTAAATCTTACCTAATGCGTTTGAAGCAGAGGTTGTATCAGTAGCAAGAACTCCGCCATCAATAGCGAGTAATTCTGCTCTTGAAGTAATAACCTTATTTAATGAAGTCAAGTTGTTACCAATGTTAGGCATGGCTGCTACTTCACCATAATGTTCCAAAGGCATTACAAGCATTTTATTCTGAACTTCTGCATGGTGCTTACCCATATCTTCACGCATTTGCGCTCTAATATCGCCAATACCGTCATCAATTTGAGCCATTTCCATCGCTAATTCGCTGAAATCGAATTGATGAGCAATAACCTTTGGACTCATGTTTAATTGAGCATATGTTGGTGCAATCGGCCCTAATCCATCTGCCGCAGTAGATAATCCTGCATTCTCTGGAACACCACCAATTAAATCTGCTCTTGGAGTATCAGAACCTAATTCTCCTAAAGTAGCACTTCCGCTTGCATCAACAGAAAAAGTATTTCCGCTTCCACCAGCAGGTCTTGACTTTAATACTCTCCAACCGCTTGAAGTGTATGGTCTTTTTGAAATCATTGATAATGCGTTTACTTCACGGTTTAGCATAGACCAAACCTTTTGTCCGTAAACTACGTTGTATAGTGCTGAAACATCTGAAATGGCTGAACCACTAAATGTTGGACTTCCATCATGTCCTGTATGAATTCCACCGACCATTCCTGCTTGCTTTAGTAAAGAATTACCTGCAAAAGTTCCTGTTCCGTATGTTTGTGCTTCTAAATCTGCAATTGTGTTAATATATCCTGTCATCTTAAATCACCTTTCCTTATTGGTTTCCCCCGACAAAGCGGTGAATATCCGACCAATCCATTGATGCAATATCGTCAATAGATGGAGCCTTGATAATTGAATCTTCTTGAGCCTTTAGGATTGTTTCCTTCTCTGCTGTCAAAGACTTTCTTAGTTGTGTAAATTCATCCTTTAGGGATGCAATCTCGGAAGCCGCATCATATTGAGACTTTGCGAGGGTATTTTCTCTTGAATTCTTTTCTTGAGCAAATCGTGCTTCAAAGGACTTTTGAAGATTATCGTAAGCAAGTGCTTCAAGTTGTTCTTGACGGAATGCTTCATATGCCTTTTCAACATTTGAAACACTCAAATCAAGAGTTTCTAGTTCATTGTTTCCGAATGCCTTAACTACTGGCATATCAGATGAAGTAGGCTTACCGTTATTAATAACGATTCTATCAGCAGGTTCACCGATTTGATTACCTGCGCCGTCTAATGTGCGAAGATAAGCCTTTTCTTGCCTTTCATAATCTGAATATTCAGAAGATTCCATTTCTTCTTCTTCATCTTCTTTCATTTCATCAGCCATTTCATAATCCCCTTTTTCTGCTTCTTTAGGCATATTTGGGTTATCATCCATGCTTTCTTCTTCTTCCTTTCTCAACGTATTAACTTCATCCATCAATGCGTCTAATTCTTCTAATGCTTTTTCTAATTTGTCAGACATTTTGTTCTCTCCTTTATCTTGTTTTAGTATATCAAATCTCGCTTCGGGGTTAATTCCTTTTTCGCATATTGTTACTTCATGGAGTTCTAACTTACTAATTTCGTTATACTCTCCTAATTCAGTATGGTTTTTCTTAGACTTTTTTAATGCCTGTCCACCTATGCTAAAAGACCTTAATGACCCTTTGCGGATTCCTCTGCCAACTTCTTTGGCTTTTTCTATATCATCTCTTAATTTGATAACAACAAAGAAACCGACATCATCAACTTCTGTTTTCCACAATCTCCCTGTTTTATCTCTATGTGAATCTACAACTTCGCCAACTTGAACATTTGAATGATTAGTCATTACATTCCTATATTCAGGTTTTGACATGAACTTCTGAACTGCTTCATTTAATGCTTTTAATGTGATTAAATCATTTTGCTTATCTACTATTTCAATAGAAGCATATCCACCAATCATGAGTTCATCGCTTTTGATGATATTGAAATCATCATATCTAGTAGGCGAAATACTGATACTCATGTCGTTCAAACTGCTTTATCTGCTTTGAGTATATAATACCCACGCTTTATTCGCTCGGAATGGTCAAAGAATTGAACCTATCGTCGTAGATATTCCACAATCCTTTGTCGTCGTCGTCATCAGCAGGGGTCTGTTTATAGCCAGTCCATGCTATCCACATTTTATCGCCTTTACTTTCTACTACTCTAAAATGAATTTTAGTTTGGAATTTATTACCATCTAAAAAATATTCATGATAGCCTTCTTTTTGGACACCTAATTTCACAGAACCAGAATCAACTACTTTTTCTCTTGATGAAGTCTTTGCTACTTCTGCTGGATATTTACCTGCTTTACCAAACAAATCAAATATACTATCTTTATTTTCTAATTTAACAAACCAGTTGATATTCTCATCTGACAATTTCATACTGATATTTAGGTTCTCATCCTTTCTAAGATAAACTTTAAATTCTCCTTCTCTATACTCTTCAGGAGTTTTGTATGCTTTAAGTACTGGTTCTTTAATTAACTTATCTTCTTCTGCAAATAATTTTTTAGTATTATCGTCGTAAGAAAGACCATCTCTTTGTGAAAACCAATTCTTAACTTTGTCCAATTTACTTTCTAATATATCTTCGTAAACTGATTTATGATTTTTAATTAAGAAATTATGTAATTCCTTTGGTGTTTTAGAACCTGCTTCTTTGAGATAATTAAATGCAATCTGAGTTAATTTAGATTGTTTTGTTTTCATTATTTCTTCTGCTTGTGCTTTCCACATATCAATATCTGCTAAAGCATTCTTAGACATTAAATTACTTTCTTCAAAGCCATAAATAGTAAAGCCATCCATATCTGATTTGATAATAATATCTGCTTCTCCATGAACATAATCAGTAATCCTTACTCCTTTTTCCAATGCCTTTACATCATAATTTAATGATTTCTTAGTATCTTGTGAAAGTAATTCTAATGTAACTATTTTGTCAGGATAATCTACTTCGGGTACTTCAATAACCTTAGCAGAGAATAAAGTATATCTATCGTCATTCTTTTTGACTTCATCTACCTTTACTCGAATAATATCTCCAACATCTACTTCTATTTTAGTATTAAGTGCTTTACCTACATCCATGTAAGTTTGTCCTTCTATTTCTTTAAAGAATTTACCTTCTCCCTCAATTGGCCCTGCTCCTAAAGTATAAGAATTTAATCCTGATTTTGTAGTTTTCTTATCTAAAACAATTAAATCTAAATCTACGAATTTCTTCCACTTGACCCACTTAGGATTCTTCTTAGTTCCTATAAAATAAGTAGATGTAGAGTCTTTGATTACTACTCCTTCGGCAGTAGGCATTTCCATAATTGCCTCCGAATACTCCTTCACATCCTTCAAGTTATCAGCAGTTCGTGTATCTTTCTTAGAAGGGAATTCTATTGCTTCTGTTGAATGAGATGAATAATTGTTGAATAATATTACAATTCTATCTTTAAGTTCTTCTTCCACTAAATTCTGTTCGTTATGTCTCATAATATCAAAGACGTGCGCTCTTAATTTAGCATCGGGATATTTATTCTTAAAGACGTGAGCAATTGTATCTGCTCGGTGTAGTGGTTCTTCTTTGTCGAATAGGATTAATTCAGCGTCAAGAATACAATCTCCGTATTTTTTCTTCTTCATTTCTTGAATCTGTTCTTTGCACTTATCAGATATATTGTTACCATTGTATGAATACACCTTTACGTTGTCATCTGTTTTATGTATCTGTATTCTCATACCGTCATACTTTTCTTGAACGATATATTCTCCACTAAATCCCTTTAGTTCGTTCATATCTTCAATGTCAAATATCCTATACATTGGTTTATTAGGAATTAAGAAATCAGTTTGTGCTTTTTCATCTTCTGATTTCTCAGCCTTTTCAATGCCTTCTATTTCTTTTAGGTCTAGAAATTCTTCTTTATCATACTTTGAGAAATATAATACTTCTAATATCTCAAGGGCAGCATTTACTTTGCTTTCTACCTTCTTTGAGTCTTTTCCATCCCCATACTGTTCGATAATGTATAGAGGTATGTCATCCTCGTCTATGTCAAGTCCCGTTAGACCCTCTGTTATCGTGTCGGGTTTCATGTCTTTAATGCTCCAAATCTCTTCGGGTAAGGCTTTATTGTCAGCCCTTAAAGCATAGTGTACAAATTTCACCATAGTTTCTGGTGAATCCATTAATGCTTCAAGAACATTACCTTTAAATTTTTTAGCGAAAGGGTCTGATATTAATTCAGAACCAAATCTCATTTCTTTAATACCGTTGTAAATCTTTTCAGCGATATTACTTGTTGGGTCTTTCGACTCTTTGTTTTCTAATTCATCTTCTTGTACGAATTGTTTTAATTCTTTACTTGTTTCAGATAAAGAATCATAAAGTTCTTTTATGTTATCAATTGCTTTACGCCACTTATTCCCATATTCTTTAGGGTCGGTGCGAGCAGATAGATAAGCAACTCTTGTTTTCTCAAAAAGACGTATAATCTCTTCAGAAGAATCGTTATCTTTTTCAATAAGAAGAGGCATGAGTTATCACTTTAATTGCTCTTTGGAAAAAATTGTATATTCTTAATAGTATATTTTTCTGAACTACCATCTAATGATTCCATCTCAATGTTTAATGCTCCATCTATCATTACAGAAGGGTAATAAGAAGAAGAAGAACCTCCTGAAGTTTTACCATATTTTTCAACCATTCTGGTAAGTTCATCTAGTGAACCCTTTTTTCCTATTAAATCGTTAATTTTATCAATTTCAAACTTTTTAATTTCTGATTTTTTTAGGGATTCACCTGCTAAACCATAACCTTCTTTTTCTTGAGTTTGATTTGTAATCTTTGAAGCATCTTGAACTTTAGGTCGCTTAATCTTTTGAACTTCTACTTCTGAATCAAACTCATTAACTTGAGTCGGTTCAATGTTCATTCGCTTTTTAGCACTTAATTCTTGCTTTGCTTTTCTTGCTTTTTCAATGGCTAAAGAAACCATTCTTTCTTCTCTTGTTACTCTTTCAGGCATATTATTGACCTCCTACATTTTCTACCATCTTATGAATATCTTTCCAATCCATACTTCCAACATCACCAACAGGTGAAGCAATCTTATTATCCATTGAAGGAGTAGGGCTTTGAGAAACAACTAAACCAGACTTCATTAGCAAATTATCCTTTGCATATACAGTCTTTTCTAATGTTTCAATCTTATCTGTTAAGGCTTTCAATATAGCCAAAATGTCGTTACTAACTTTGTTTTCTTCACTCATTTTTCTTTTCCCCCTTTTTACCTTTAGGATAAATTAAATCTCGCAATTGCCGATAGAGTAACTCGTACTCCTTACGAAGTTTCGATGCTGACGCTACAATATCAATGTTGCGCTCATCCATACTCTTCATCTTCTTTTTTAGTTTGTCATCTGATTTAATAAAGTTTAAAGACTTCAGTTCTCCGACTAAATCACCTAATTTAGTAAAGTCTTGACCAAAGAACTCAGTAGGTTCAGAGGACTGTAATACCTTTTTAATTCTCTTTCTTTCTTTAGGTGTTAGTGTATCTAGTAGTTCTTTCTTTACGTTTTTCTTTTCTTTGAGAATAAATTCTTCATCATCATAAAAATTCCATGTCATTCTTCTTCATCTCCTGTTTTCTCTAATGCGCTTTCTAATGCGTTTAATCTTTCTTTGTATGTGTCTATTAGTTCTTGTAGTGGTTTATTAGAAATCTTGGTTGCTTCTAATGCTTCAACTGTTTTTGCTATTACACTTATTGTCTTTTGTAATTTATCAGATAATTTCTCAATCTCTTTTGCTTTGACTTCACTTCTTAATTCTTTTGTGCCAAATGCGCCTTCATACTTAGGAGTTTGTTCCGATAATGTTGCTTTTTGGTCATCTATTATTTTTTGTATAATCTTCATTCTATTACGACCAGAGCCACCATAGGTTGCGTCAAATAAATCAAATGCTTCTTGTAACTTATTCTGAATAGTAATTCTTTTTGTGACTTTAGATTCTATTGATTTAATTATTTCTTTTTCCATATTGCCTGAGTCAAAGGCTTGAAGCAGAATAGAATCAGAAAATGATTCTACTACTTTTAAGTTTAATTTATCTGTGCTTTTAATTACTTCCGCTTGTTTAGGCGTAACGTATTCTTTTAAGTTTATTTCTGGCTCTTTTGAATATATAGCGTCAATAGCAGCAATTGAATTCCCTACTGTTTCTGTAATTTTTAACTGCTCAATAACACCCAGTAAAGAAAACAATTCTACATTTTTAATAGCCTTTTCTTCTAATTCCTTTAGATATATTCTAATATCTGAATTTCTTTGAAAGTCTACTTCTGGAGCATTACTAGGAATTGTTTCTAAAGGAGTATCTTTGCTACCTACTTGACGCTTAGGTGTAATCTTCTGATACTTTAATTCTTTCCCAAATATGTCTTTATAAGTCTCTTTTATTTTATTAAACTTATCTACATTCTCTTTTACTGAACTAGAAACTCTACTCATTAGAGCATTGAAGTCTTTAATTAAAGTTTTTTCATCTTCTTCACTAACACTAAATTGTCTAAAAGCATCACGGGCTAATATATCGTTTAATTTACCTTTGACTTCTTCTGATGCTTGGCTTTTAGTTTGTTCAATAGCAGACTTAAACTTCGTCAAGATTGTTTTATTTTTTGATTGTTTAGTAGGTTGTGAAGTAGCAAGGTCAAGGAATAACTTTTTTTGTTCTTCTAATTCAGTTTCAATAAAATTTAAAGATTCGTATTTTAATTCACTTAATAATTCAGTAGTTAAATTATCTTCTATTGCGCTTATTAAATTATCTTTTTGATTTTTAGATTGTTGATTTAAGTCTAATCTAACTTTTTTAGCCTTGTCATCTTCTTCTTTAAAATCCCATACGTTGCTTTCTGGGGCTTCTTTTTCCGAAAAACTTCCCATAACTTCGATATTTTCTATAATATCGGAAGCAAGACTACTTAGAATCTCTTCATCTAAGTTGTCATAATAAGAATACAATTCTTTAAAATTAGTTACAGAACTTGAAGGATTAAGTAATCTTGCTAGGTTCCATGATTTAAATACAAACTCTTCTGCCATTTTTCTTGGATTACCTTTATCAATCTTATTCTTTAAACTAGTATTAAATTCATTTTCAATGTCTGCTGGTACAAGTTTATTTTCTTTTGCGTAGGCTTCTACTTCTTCTTCATATTCAGAGAAAACCTTTTCAATTGAGTCCAATAATCCATCTAATATCTTTTTATTGTTATTTCTTAATCTAGTATAGAATACATCTGGTTCTTTAATTTTTAAGTCTTTAGATTCTATTATTCCATCTAGTATCTTAGTATATTGTTTAATGATAGTAGCAACCTTTCCAGTTTGGTTTTCCCATTCCTTTTTATTTCTTAATGAGGTTTTTCTCAACTTTTTAAAATCTATATTCTCTAATAAGTCTATTTTCTCATTAATAATATCTTTAGTATTAAGCCTAAACTCTTTGTCTGATAAAGTAAAGTTAGAAGTTAATGTGCTAAGTTTGGATTCTAACTTCTCTTTAGTTTTAACTATTATTGCATCTGTAATATTAAGTTCTTTGAAGAGGAATTCCTGTATTCTTTCTTCCAAGCGATTTGTAATCATGTCGTATCTCTTTTCTATTTCTTCTTTAGGATTATCTGTCGTAAATCTTTCATTTAGTAGTCTTATTTGCTCGAATCCTGAACCGCTTATTTTTCTAAAGTTTGAAATAATTTCTCGTTCTAAAGTGTTGATTCTTTTTCCAATAAGTTTAAATCCTGTTTCTGCTTCTGTTCCAGAAACTCTTTTAACATCATATGTTTTTTCAGGAATGAGTTTTCCTTCTTTATCTTTACGTTCAGGAATAGTTTGTTTTCCTTCTCCAGTAGTTGATTTAGGAATGCCTTTTAATCTTCTTGCAACTTTCATAGTCTTAACTAGTTCTTTTGCACTTCGGGCTAAAGCCTTTCTTGTTCTTTTGCTTTCTTTCATTTCTTCTCTAGATGCAAAAAGACGGGCTTTGTAGGTTTTTCTAAAGATATACTTTATAGCAATATCAAATCTAACACCGTCTATTTGTTCAGAACTTAATGCCTTTAAATCCTCAGTTAAATTAATTAGCCCATAGCCTTCACTTAAAATATGTTGCGCTCCACTAGAAAACATAGCAGTATAAACACCAGTATCAGGAACATAAGAACCAAATCCTTCTAGTGAGGCTTGTAATCTAATTACTGTAAAATCATCATCTTTATCCTTTACATAATTTATAAAGGATAATAAAGTTTGCATTTCTTTTCTAGATATTTTACTTTTAATATCTGTTTTTGTTGAAAAGGATGTTATTTTTTTTCCATCCTTAATAAATTCAATTCCCTCTATAATTTTGTCTAGTTTACCCAAAGTAGCATCAATACCTGTATAGAACTCTTTTGCTGATTCAAACGCATCTTCAAGGTCATCTCTTTCTACAATTAAATTATCAGATATTTCTGTATCTTCATCAATTACTTCTTCAACTAATTCATCTAAGTCCTCTTCTTTCTTTATGATTTCAAAAAAGGACATGATAAATCACCTTAAAATGGAATGTTTTCTTTTCTTCCTCTTTTACTAGGAGGTAACAATACTACATCTGGAACATCATTAGATGATGTTTTAGACTTATGCGTAGTATCTGGTGGTAATCCACCAACAGAAAAATCACGGTTCTTTGCGACTCTTCTAGTATCATTTGCATTCTGTGTTTTTAGTTGTGCTAATTCTTTTCTTAGCCTAATTTCTTTTTGTTTTGTATCTTCTTTCATTATATCACCTTTCATAAATTGACCTTTCGGAGATTTTTTTCTTCTTTGGACTTCTTTATCTAAATCTATCATTTTTGGGGCTAAGTTTAAACGCTTCATTTCTTCGTTTGCTATTCTTCTTAACTTATCTATTCCTATTCTATCAATTACCCTACTAACTTCTGCATCATGAGAGAGTATTTCTTTTAAAGAGCGAGGGTCGTTATTTTCGTCATATTCTCTTTTAATTTCATTTAACTCATCAATTAATTCGGGATTATTTATTAAATGGTTTATTACCCTTTTTTCATTATTTTTATTTAATTGTTTAATGCCTAAAGCCCCTAAGATACCAACCCCAAGAGTCAATAAAAGACTTTTTTCTATTTTATCATCATACCAATCAAATGCCATATTAACCAACTCTCCTTTCAGTTCTAGTATCTACGTTTTGATTACCTGCATCTTCAGGTAATCCTTGAAATCTTTTATCTGGGCCAGTACTCATAGATGGTTTATTTCTAGTAGTTGCTGGGTTTTCTTGAGGTTTACTTCCACCTTCTGCAAATTGTCTATTTTGTTCATCAATATCTCTTTGGTCTAAATTAGACCCTGCTAATGGGTCATTTTCTACATCTTCACCTTCTTCCGTTTGTTCGGGTTCTTCAGGTTCAGGTTTAGTATATGTAAATTGACCATCTTCATCCATTTCAATTTCAAATCCTAAATTCTTAATTGATGCTGCAATATTAACTTCTATTTCTCTCTTTCTTAATACTGCTATTTCATCTTCTTCTTCACTAGGAGGAAGTTTCAAATTCCAATCAGTAATGCCAAATTGCTTGACTAAAAACGGAAATACATAATTATTGTAAACATTCTGAGCCATTTGAACTGCTCGATTAGTAACGAGAATTTGCATTCCTTCGTTATTTAATCCACCACTTGTAGTATTATCTGCCATAAAGACTTTACTTACACCATAAAATGCTGAAATTCTATCTCTCAAATCATCCTTCACGGAAACGTAGTCCATTTCTTTCAGACTATCCATGAACTTAATCCATTCAACTGCCCCTTTACCGTTCTCAGCCTCGATTCCCATGACAGGAATGAAGTGCGGGTCTTGTTCCATCTTTTCTTTAACGGAACGCCAAAAAGAGCGCATAGACTCCATGTTTCTTGTCTGAACTGCAAGTAAACCTCTCGGCATTCTACTCTTAGTATAAGATGAATTAACGTAATTCTCCATAGCAATCAATGTCATAATATGGTTATAGAGAGTTAATATAGGAGATAATCCGTATAAACGAGATGGACTGTATTTGCTAAAGTGAAGAACTTCTCCTTCTAAGAAATACTGGTCAGCACCTCCGACTCTATTTACATAATGAATAGGGAATAAATTACTTCCGCAAGTTTCACAAGTTTCATGAGGTTCAGTAGCAATAATATCTCGATGATTTACGCAAGTAAACCCTTTAGTTCCTCTAACGCCATTTTCATCGGCATAGATATACATAGTAACTGGGTCGCCTCGATAAAGTTCCTTTACTCGATGCATACGAATTTTACCATTACCGTCGATAAAGTATTCTTTTACCATAATAATATAAGCATCATCCATTGTATTCAAATCTTCTTCCAGTTCTTTAAGAACGTCAATGAACAACTGTTCTGATTTATTCACGTTCTGTTCTAAGAATTTTTCAATGTATTCTAATTGTTTAGGGTCTGGAACTCTTAAATTCTCAGAGCCGCATCTAGTACACTCAACAACAGGCTTTTGATGTTTCTTACCGCAATCTTGACAAAGCCCTTCATATGCTTTTTCCCAAACATATCCTCTTCTAAAGATTTCTTGCTTTAATTGAGTAACACAAGTTCTAACAATAACAGATTGTTGAACCATTGAATAAATGATAGGGGCGGTCATCATTTGCTGATTACGCCTTTCTTGAATACCAATGTTAAAGATTTGCCTATCAGCAGGTTTGGGAGTAGAACGTCTAAACAAGTTAGTTATGGAGAATCTCTTCTTTTCTTCAACCATAGACTACGCCTCCCTAATTAGGGTAATGAGATGCCCCTATTAAGCCTTTTTGCCATCGACTCTAGTTTGATTTTCTTTTGATGTCTCATTATCGTCAATTGGGCCACCTTTAGCCCAAGTATAGCAAGTTCTTGCCGAATGACATTTAAAATGATGCATCCAACAATAACCTAAACGACCATCGTCATCGGTGGTTAGTGGCATACATTTATCCATTCTAGGAGAAATATCAAATGCTACACAATTACTACAATTAGATTTTTTTGCTACATCAGCAGTAGTGTTCCACCGCTTTGCATACTGTTCCCAATAATCTTCATCATTAAGATTTAATGGCCCATATTGTATGTGTTTTGCTTTAACTGCGGCATCTCTGTTTTTAGTATTTAACTTCAAATCTTGAGTTGCTCTAGGACAAGCAAGTTCTTTCAAGATAAATTGCCAATCCATTTAATCACCTTTCTTCTTTTCTCTTTTAGGTTCATGAGTATAGAAATCACCATCTTCATGTTCAAATATTTGTTTTCTATCTTCCATAGAAGATAAAGTTTCTTTAAGTTTATCTTTATCGGCAATATCCTTTAGATTCTTCATTCCTAAAGCACCGCCTTCATCTTCTACTTCTTCAAGAATTTCTTCTTCTATGTTCTTCTTTAATCTAAGCATTTTAAAATCCTCAGCATCTAACTTTCCATTCTTATTTCTGTCAAGTCTTTTTTGTTTAGGACTTAATGCTTTCTTTGTTTTTTCTCGACAAGTTGAACAATCGCAACCCATTTTTTCTGTACCACAATGACTTTTTAATATTTCTTTCCATTTCATTTTAATCACCTTGTAAATCCTCTTCCACGACTTTTTCCTTTTCTTCTTGGATATGTTTTGCAAGCGGCACAATCTTCTCTACATCTTTGTTTTTTTCCTTTAGAAGCATCTTTACGACCACAAGGTTTTACCCCTTCTTTGTCATCTTCACAAGATTGACAGGCAACCCAACCTTTTACGTCAGGTTCTCCTTCTTCACCTTTAGCCCTTTTTCTATACCATTGGTGTAAATTACCTTCGGCTTTGAGAATTTCTTTCCAAGACATAATAATCACTTCTTTTTCTTTTTACCCCAATTAGAAGCACCTACTTTACGGCATTGAACTAAAGCCCCGCTTCCATAAGCAGAAGGCCATGTTCCGCCATCTTCAGTATATTTTGCTTTAACTTTATCATAACAGTCAGGGTCTTTTGCTCTCGCAGAAGATTTCTTTTTACCCTTCTTTCTTTTTTTACGAGCCTTTTTAGTGCGTCGTGGGTCTTTCTTAAGAATATCTTGCCAATTCATGCTTTCACCCTTCTAGATTTACTGCCGTGACATTTCCATTTCCTACGGCTTAAGTTATTAGGACTATCGGGGTTACTTCTCCAATTACCTTTGATTTCATTTGACCTAGCGCAATAAGCATCTCCTTTAGAAGTTCCTGGACTTATTCTATCTTTACCATCTTTTGCTTTACCTGCTTGACCATAAGAAGTTCCTTTCTTTGAAACAAATCTTTTGCCCTTGTTAGGTTTCTTTTTAAGTATATCTTGCCAACTCATGCTTTCACCCCTTCAGGACTACCATGTTTAATCCAACATTTTTCACAAAAACTGAAAGGTTTTGCATTTCTTTCAGACATAGCAATAATGCAACAAGTGTGGTAAACATACTCCATCATTCTTCCTCCTTTAGAATAGTTCCGCCAATATTTTCTAAACTATCCATAGTAGACATTTTACAATTACCTTGTAGTTTAGCAATATCATCTAAGTATATTCCTTCTTTAGCCCAATCAAAACCTACATGGTCTTTATGGTTTTCCCACTTCATTAACTTGAAGATTTCGTCGCAACGGTCTTTATACCAATCTGCTTTCTTATATGACTTCTTCATACGAATAAGTTCTAGTAATAACTTAGCATTACCTTTCTTTAATCTAAAAAATGGCAGACATTTAGTTAGTAAATCTGTAACATCTGCTTGAGAATAAAAATTCAATCTATTAATTAGTCGAGTTTCTTGCGGTGATTTCTGGTCAAGATGCATTCTTCCATATCCAATAGATTTATGCATTTCTTCCATAAATGTCCTACCTCTCTGACCAGTTGCAACTAATCCTACTCTTGGATTCATATTACGGTCTAATGTAATATATCCATCGGAGTCAATGAAAGCAGCAGTATAAGCCCAAATGTTTTTCTTTAATAATGAAGGGGCTTTATAATAAGAACCGTTGTCATTAATAACATCCATGCTTCTAACCATCTTAGAAATCATATTAGAATTAGTATGTCTATGTAAAGTACTCGGCATCATATCGTGAATTTTCTTAGCACCTATGCCTCTATTCTCACAAATAGTCTTTAAAACAAATTCCTGTACTCTTTCTTTTTTACTCTTTGTAATTGTCTGAGTATTAATCTTTGCTACTGTATCTTTGAATTCCTTCTTAGCGGCCTTGATTTGTTTCGATATTTGTGCATATTCTTTTGAATATGCCATATCTTGAATAGTTAAATCTTTCTCCCATATCTTGCAGAGAGTATCTACAACCTTTCTTCTTTCCTTAGTAGTTTTCATTTTCTCTAGTTTTCTTAAATGCTTTTCATTAATATTAGATTTAAGTAGTGGATGTTTATATGGACTTAACCAATGAATAGAATCTATACACTTCATAATATGGTCAGTATATGCATCAATGACATTATCAATTGCTTTTGTCATTCTTTCTTTTTGTTCACCTTTTAGTTCTCTTCGGGCAACTCTCATTTTTCTTACGAGGTCTGGAATGGTCTGTCCATCTATGTTATATTCATTAGGGTATGTTAATTGCTTTCTTGCATCAGTAGCATTAATATTATAATGCTTTGAGATATGTTCTATCTCTTCGTATTCTGATAATACATATCCTGTGTTTAAGAAAGATTTATTTGTTAGGTTTTCTAACTCCTCTTTCTTTTGATTAGATAATCTTTTTAGTCTAGCCTGTTCAGTTGCATTATCAGCAACTTCATCAATTTCTTCAGGATTTAGGCCGTCTAACTTCATAATATCACCTATCCACTAAAGTATAATTACCTTCTTCTAACTGTTTGAATTGAGGACTATTATCAAGAACCGCTTTAAGTTCTTTTTCTGATACTATATTTGAATGCTTATTTTCTACTGCTTCCACTAATTTACCTAAGTCAGCCGCACCGCCTTCTTTTTCTAAAGTTTCTTCCAGTAATTCTATTAATGAAGTTTCAACATATTTGTCATAGTTTTCTATCCTTCTATCATCATTAACACCTATACCAGTATGAGAAAATTGTTTAGCGTATTCCCTTTGTTCTTCTGCTATTTTTGCCATGTAACGAAGATTTGCCTTTTGTCTTTCTTTTTTATCCTTTCTCATCATTATGTTTGCATATATATTTGCATCTTCATGATACTGCCTTGAATAAAGATAGTCTTTAAGTTGTTTTTTAGTGAATAACGGGCTTTCCTTTATCATTTGAAAATACATTTTCATATAATCTGCTTCTGACAATTCTTTTTTAATAATGTCTTGCCACATATTAATTCACCTATTCTATAAATATTAATTATTTTGCCTAATGGAAATTATTTCTCGCATAACTTTAATTATATCTCGATTCATCATTTCAAACTGTTTTATTTGAGTTTCAAGTTTCTTAGAATCGACACCGCTTTGGTTTCTAACCGCTTCATCAAAGTCAGAAAGAATCTCTTTTTGACGACCAATTAAATCTATCACCTGTTGCCCAGTAACTCTCTTTTTTAACATATAATCACCTTAAAGATTCAATCCTATGAATGGCACTTTTACTCGATTCTTCGGAGTCGTAGGACTACCAAATATATCCATATCGTCTAAGAGTATGAAGTTTTCCGAGACTTGGAATGTGGCGGCGTTGGCTAACGCCAAACTCATCACCATGTCGTCGTGCGCCCCTATACCTTCAAATTTTCCACGCTCTGTAATTGCGAACATAGATAATTCTTCCACTAATGCTGAAGTAACTCTTCTACTCTCTTCATTACCGTATGGGAAATTCATTTTCTGATTTTCTAGAGTCATTTGTAAATTAAGAATAATTTCTTCTTTTCTTTTTCTAGTAGTGTTAAAGTCATGAATATTTAAATCTGCTACGTTGCGTAGTTCTTGTGTAAATGATTTAGCGAAGGTATTTGTTTCAAAAAGAATAACTTCAGGGTTGAATATCTTTCCTATAATTTTAACCTTTTGAATATTTTCTCTAAACTCTACATTCTTTGAACGGTCTACATAGACAACGCTCTTATTATCATTTTCATCTACTTCTAATACAGTAATTACGTTATAATCTCCATCAGTAGAAATTGCAGGGTCTACTCCCACAAAATATTTATATCCTTCTCTTCTACTAGGTTTCAGAACTAAATCTTTATTCTTAGCATGGTCTAAATATTCTGGATTAAAGAGAGAAGTTCCTGTTGAAATTGGCACACACATATATTCTCTCGTAAACATTAAAGACCCTGCTTTACGAGCCATTAGCGCATCATAGTTCCATCTATCAGGCCATAACGGTTCATTAAGTGCATTTAAACATGGATAGGTTCTTACTGTATATGCTTCATTCTCTCCTAATTGTTGGTAAATATCTGTGTAACTGAACGGAGTCCCAATAACTCTCAAAGATGCAGTATGGTGAAGCGTAGGAATCATGTCTCCATAAAACCAATCAGTAACCTTTTGAATACCACTAATACTGAATTCTTTCAAAGGGTCGTCAATAATAATTTCTTGAGGGTGAAGTCCACGAATCTGTGAACCAACGGAACGCTCTAAGATTTGATTACCATTTGTCAAAGTAATATTACCAATAGCCCATCCTCTTGCAGGTTTAAATGCTTTTAGTAGTGGATGCTGAAACATCTTATCAATGTCTCTCATGTGAACTAATGTCTGCTTTTGGTTAGAAGAAATATAAAGCATCTGATATGGAGGTGGTTGAAACACTAAATTCCAAACAACCCATGAATGCATAAATACGGATTTTCCGTGGTCTCTTGAACATATAATTACAGTTCTTTGAGTATCATCCATTAATTCATGCCATTCTTGTATGTATGAAGGAAAGTCAAAACCTAAAACATGTTGAAAGAAATATGGAAAAGAGTTTCTTGATAACTCCATATCCATTTGATGTTCTAAGTTAAAGGCTTCGGAATCCATTTCAATCCCCTCTTAGAACCTTTTTCCATTCGGGAAATTTATATTCCATCCACTTCTGAACTTGGTCTGAATATTGCTTTCCTTGAAGTTCTTCTTGTATGTCTTTAGGGAGTTCGTCTTTTTGCATATCTTTGAATCCCTTTCTTCTATATGATTCACCTAAACCCTCCTTTGCTACATTAATGTAAAGAGTTTTACTTCCTTTTTCAGAAAGAACTTTATCTACTAGAATAGAAAATAATCCCTTTTCTCTTTCATCTTCACGAACATGAATACCTGCACCCAGTAATACATTCTTATATTCTGAAAAACCTACTACTCCAACAGGCTTATCGTTATTGAATGCAACAAACATTTTAGCGGGTGCTTTAGCCCATTCTGAATCAGATGAGAGATTACTTCCATATCTCATACTTCTTTTAGTATATTCATCATAGCCGTCTTTAACGAAAGTAGCAACGGCTTCGCCTTCGGACATCTCTTTAAATTCAATGTCATCTTTAGAATATTTTTCAGCCATAGTATCACCTAAAGTTAGCCTTCACTAAATATACTTCATCTGAACTAATTCCGTACTCTTTAGAGATATTCTCATGTGAATCATATGACTTTACAATTTCTGTAACTTCCATATGACTTAAATCTAAATCTTTCTCTTGATGCATCTTTGTAATAAAATCATCTATGTCTCTATACTGTAAAGCATAAAATCCTTGAACTACATCTTTACCTAGCATCTTTCTTATTTCATCATGAACTAATAACATCTTTGTTAATACCTGTGGGATATTTTCACTTGAATCATAGTAGGATTCTAAATCAGTAAAAATATTCTTGTAAGTGTCTTTAGTAAAACTTCTTTTATTCATAGTAAGCCAGTAAGGTAAGGCAAAGAGAGGAATTTCCAATCCACTTTCAATATCTTTATTGTATTGTCTCTCTCTTGTTGAAATGGCTTTTCCGTTAAACTTAGAAACCATTCCAGCCTTCTCTTCATATTCCTTATATTCTTCAGTATTTCTCTTATGAGGATTATCTTCTGGGAGTTTCCTCACTTTTTTGTTTAAAGCCGCTATAATTTTAGCAATAGTGTTGTTGTTCCTTTCGCTATACTTGCTACCAAATATTTTAGTTAATGACTTACTGGCATTCTCCCCATCATTGATTAATGCATCAAAGTTTTTGGGGTTTCTAGTTTGAATTAAAAAGTTATAGATGTTTTGAAAATCCTTCACCTTTATTTTCTTTTGCAAAGAACTTCTTTTACCTACTGTGCTTCTAAGAATCTTTTGATAGGATGAACCTAATAAATCATCTACTCCTAAATCATTAGCAAGAAGAACTAATTTTCTTCCTTCTTTGCTTGATAAATATTTAGGTTTACCTCCGACATCTCTATTTTTAAAGAAAGGCTTAAAGTAATAATCTGACATGGCAGTTAAAAGAGGGGTAAATGCGTCTTTTAAATCTTGAGCCATCTCATTCTTGAATCTTTTACCTTTCATTGTTTGTAAAACAGATTGCTCTAAATCGCCTACCTTTACTTTATCTCTTTGACCAAAAGAAGCCATAGGGGTATCTTTTTGATAGCCTTCAATCTTTCTTGCTTTTTTACCTTGTGTCTGAGCAAATTGGAAAGACACATTCATAAACTCAGTTAAGAATTTAATCAGTTCAAATATAGCCTCATCTACTTCTGATGGCTCTACTTCCTTATTCTTAGTATCTTCCAATGCCCTTCTAAAAGCAGGTTCATAGGCAACAAATATAGGTAATATAAATCCTTCTCCTTCTAAAATTTCTTTTCCATATGATTCACTTTGTATTGCTTTTTCACCTTGAGTTAGTGCAAAAGTATCTTGAAGCGAATCTATGATTTCTAAATAGTCATCTCTATCTTCGGGGTCTAAATCATCATCTCCCCTATATTCGTTTACAAATGCTCTCATAAATTCAGCAGCATCAGTTTCTTCCCATTCTTTCTTATCTTCTTTATATTGAGAAATTGTTTTCTGTATTAAAACATATGTCTTATTTACTTCCATATCATAAAGAAGAAGAGGGTCAATGTTTTCCATTGTTTTTTCTAATTCAATAATTTCATCTTGTTCATCAGATTCAATACTTTCTATGTATTCAGGTTTGTAAATATCAAAAGACGCTTTTGTTCCTCCACCGCCACCTGATTCAGTATCTGGAATATATGCACTATAATCACTAATAAAATCTGCTAACTCCTGTGGGGAATCATCTTCAAATGCCTCTTCTTCTGCATCATGCTTTGCAGACTCAAAGGCTAGTATATTTAATAGCAATCCTAGAGGATTAGGAACTTCTTTCATTTCTGGGGAGAATGCTTTTAAGTATTTCAAATCATTAAGTTTGGAATCATCTTCATACAATTTATCAAACCGTTCTAATTTTTCCATAAAGGCTCCTTGTTCAGACTTATCTATTTTTATTGCGGCCAAATCATTTTTAAATGAATCAAGTGCTTTAAAAAAGTCCTCTTCTTTTTTAACAACATCTTGCCAAAACTTATAGATTTTTTTTCTTTCGGATGCTTTAGATAAACTAAACCCAGCAATTAGACTATCTGCATTTATGTTTATTCCTTCATAAGTAGTTGTTTCTTTTTCTTTCATTTCTTGCAATTTATTGACAATAATTTTAAATGCTGGATTTTTACTTTCTCTTAATTTAGTTATATCTTCAACACTTATAGTGTCTAAGTTTTTAAAAGTAGAATTTCTATATCTTGAAGGATTAGGGTGTTTTGCGAACTCTCTTCCAGTTAAACTTCCACCTTTGTATTGAACTTCTATATCTTTGAGTATATCAAGAAGTAAGTCTCCCTTTTCTGTTCCAAAGATTTCTTTTATAAGTTTCTTTGATTCTTCTGGAGGAAGTTCTGTTAATGTTTCATATTGAGTTTCTGATTCTGCGGCAGTTCTTTCAGAAGAACCAGCATTTGCAAAAAACCAAGAAAGATTCTTTTCTTTTCTTCTACTTTTAGGCACTTCTCTGTAAAATTGTTCTTCTATTTCTTTTATTTTAGAATCTCTTTCTTCGGGATTATCTTTATATTGTGATTTAATATCTTCTATTTTCTTAGTAGCCTCTTTTAAGGGAATAGAAATTGCCTCAGAATACAATTCTCTTAATTTACTTCTAATCTTTCTTCTTTTAATCTTAACTTCACTAGTGCTAGGATTACCTTCAAGAAATATTTGAACTTCTTCCTTTAATTCATCAATCTTCTCATTTGAAATTGTCATGGTGAAACCTCCCTTATTAGTCCTGATGACGCAAATGCACTTAATAGTTTCCCTTTTGCATTATCACTTAAGCGATATGAAGGGTGATTTTCGATGAAATCTTTTAATTTTAGTCCAAATCCTTTCGCAATTCTCTTAGTATAATCATTCATCTTCTTAGGTAAAGCATTTTCTACTTCTTCTAACCTATCTTCTCTATCATCATCTTCAAAAATATCCAATAGTTCATCTTCTAAGTTCTCAAAAGGAGGGTCATTTGGCATAATTAGGCTCATTTCTATCACAATTCCTACTAAATTGTCTATATTTTTAGTGTTATAATTGCGATTTTTCTCTAAAAGTGAGTCTAAATATGCTTCAATACTGCCTTTTTGTGCGCTTTTTGACTGTAAATATGCAGAAAAACCACCTTCGGTAGCGGGTTTAACTGCTAAAAATTGCTCTATTTCTGATATAATTTCGGGTGTTAAATCTTCATCTTCTCTTATTTCCTTTAAAGTAGCAACTTCATCGTCTGCATCATAAATAGTTCCGTCTTTATATGTATATTCTTGGGTTTTTGGAAATTGTGAATCTATTGCTGGCGGATTACCTAGTTCTTCTTGTAAATTATTAACAATAATTCCTTTTAAACTGTCTAATTCAGTAGAATAATCAGTTTTCATGAATTTTCTGAATTTATTTCGCAAACCAACGTAGTTTTCTGCCGCAGTTTGAATCATTTCTATATGATTACTTTTAGTGTATTCTGTATCGAAGAGTTTGTCGCCTCTTATTATTGTTTTTTCTTTTGTAACTACCTTTTTACGCAATTTTCTAAAGAACGCTCTAAAAATAGTTTCTAAATCAAGACTGTTTTGTTCATCAGTACCTAATTTTTGCAGAAAACTCTCTAATTTTGAATTAAAATTAATATCTGAAGATTTTTCAAATAAGGGCTTTACTAATTCAGCGTATATTCTGCTAATTAAAGTGTTTTTTGTAATTACTTGTCGAGTTGTAGATAATGTGAATGCCCTAGCCCACCATTCTTCACCAACATTTTCTTTCATAAGGTAATCTAAGCCTTCTACTAATGTAATACTATTCTTTTTGTAGAATTTAGCGGGCATAATGCCACCTCCTTCTAAATCTTTTGCTCTCATCACCTTAGATTTAATGCCAGTAAGGTTTTCTTCTACTGCTTTGGTGTATTTTTCCGCATCAGATTCAGTAAAATTAGAAATATCTGTAACTAATTCATATTTAGTTTTATTTTCTAGAATAGAAGCATAACTAGCAGTTTCTTCAGGTCTTTCTTCTTGTAAAAATTGCTCTCTAAAAGATGAAATACTCTGTTTTAAGTCATCAACTATTTTTTTAACTTTAGGAGTATCTCTAAATCCTCCCTCTCTTCCATATTGCTGTTCCATCGCTTTAATTTTTTGTTCAGATGTAGCAAGTCTTTTCCCAAAACGAGTTCTTAGTTCAGATAATTCTGCTCTTTTCCCTTCTTCTTCTTTAGTTTTTATTTCATCAGCCATTTCTCTTAAAGATGCGCTAATAGGATTAATGATTCCTCGTATTCTTTTAAGTTGTCCAGCAGTTCCTGTTATGGAATCTTTAGATAACTCTTTTAATTCTTCTAAAGTAGCGAGAATTTCTTTCTTTTTTGATTTAAATATGCCTTGATTAAGAATAGTTTCTATTTGTTTATCATATTGATTTGTATTTAGTCCCTTGAATAGTCTAACCATAGAATCAGACAACTTTGCTTCCTTGAAAATTGTAGCAATATCAGGACTAACTAGAATATATTCTAGTAATTGCTTCATAACACCTCTATTCTTAGAAGTGGCAGTTTCAAGAAAGTTTTTAATTTCAGACATAGTAGCCTTACTCCTTCTTATTTCCAGTAACAAAGCATTTTTGAGTTTCTTTTTCTTTTTCGTCTAATTCCTTAGACTTTGCATCAAACCATTGGTCTAGTAATTTACATCGAGTCATTGTAATCTCTCCTGCATTAAACACCATCGGGGTATTCATCTGAATCTATGGCCTTTACTATTTCCATAAATAATTTAGTATAATATTCAGCGTTGGCTTTTAATATTCTTTTTTGTTCACTAGATGGTGTAAATTCCGAATCTAATACTAACATATCTCTAAGTCTACGCAAATGTCCATCTGCCACTTCAAGTTCTCGTAAGTTTCTATCAAACTCTTTAGAATCATTTTTCTTTATATTGTTCTGCCAACTCATTGTAATCTCTCCTGCATTTCTTTCTTAATTTCAAGCCAAACTTCAGGATTGTTCTGTGCAAGCACTTCTTGAACAATTTGCATTTGTGCGAATATAACTGTATCTTGTCTCTTATGAACCAATTTGCCTTTAAACTCCATAAGATACTTTAATGATTCACGAATCTCTCTAGCGAGTTTAGTTAAACTATCAATCACTTTCGGGTCTAAATCATCCATAGCGAATACATCATCTAATTTCATATCTAATCGCTTAACATTGGATGATAACAAATCAACTTCATTTACCTCCTTTTTCGCTATCAAGGAGGCCGCAGATTTCTGTACCAACGGTGTCAAGTGGTGCTTCATGTGTCTTTGTACCTGTTCTTTCGTGGTGTTTAGAGCCTCAGAAACCGCTTCACTTGTTATATTACCTTCGGAAAGCGCAACCTCGTAATGTTTTCTCATTGGGTCTGTGCATACTGCACAACGAGGATTAGAACTCATTTCATAATTACCCATGTGATTTCTTTGATGTTGTGCCGCAGTACCACTACGCCAATCGTTGTTTGCGTCTAATACGTCGCAACTGATTTGTCCTGTCTCTAATAGAGATTCAAGTTCTTCTCTGTCCTCATGCTGACAAAAAGAACAACGCTTACGAGTTACCATTTTAAATCACCTCATCACTTATAGAACTCAAAGGTAATCAAAGGTTCATTATCTAATTCTTCACTATCAATATAAACGCTTTCGGGTTCTAAATCTCCTAAGAATCCATTTTTTACATTTTGAAAATCTGCACCTCTAATTTGTATTAGATACCCCTCACCTAAACCTGTGAATTCAAATGGCTCAAAACCATCTTTAAATTCTACTTTGTGAACTTCTAATGCCATAGCAATAGTTTCGCTACTTCTATCAATATCCAAACTCCATGTAACAAAACATTTCTGCCCATCTTGGTCTTTGTATTTTTCACTATCTTTAGACATAACTCTACATTCAGTAGTTAATTTATCTTGCTTTAGTATTTTTTCCCACATATTAATCACTTAATTCCAAATCAGTTCATACTCACCATCATCATACTTGTATAATTCAGACGGGCCAGTTTTATCAAGAATATCAGGAGTATCACTATTGAGATTTTCAATTTCTTTATCACTCAATTCTGTTTCATCAGGTAATATTACTTTAGTAACATAAACGCTAACTTCACGCATATATGTTTCTCTTTGCCCAAAACTAAATTCCCATTCAATTATTGCATCACCTTTTAGGGTTTTATGTCCATCAAAATTAACGGGCGTTCTAAAAGCAAATCCATGCATTTTATTTGCAGGTTGTAATTGTTTCTTTATTTCATTCTTCCACATACTAATTACGCCCTCATAATCTCTTTCCATGACTTACTTATAACTTTGTTGTTTGGGCTTTTGGTATCTTTACCATAAACTTCTTTTCTTGTCTTTCTATAATCAAAAGCGGAAGAAGCCCAAGCCCTGTATTTATTATCAGTAGGTGCATTTTTTCTGTTTGCTCTCTTTAATGCTTTATCTACTAAAGTATTAATTGGAATACTTGCAGCAATCTTAAATGCAGTAATTCTGCCAGCAAGATTATTTAGATTAGTTAATTCTCTAAGTATAACTCTTCCTGCTCTTTTTACTTCAAATTGAGTTGCTTTGAATTCAGCCGCTACTGCTGATGTTTTCAATTTTCCACTAGCAGCCCAATATCCTGATGTTTTAACCACATTGTCGAAGAATTTTTCTACTGGATATATTGTATCTAATTGCTCTGCATTCTTTTTAGAGATAGAATTAATAGTAGGCTGAACACTAATATTCCTAAAACTTTCTAATGCTTCTTTAATGATTTTAAGTAACCCATAAGGCTTACTATAATCTCCTTCTGTTTTTGAGAACAATGCTAAATGGGGAGGATTCTTTCCAGTAAGCCATTCTCCATCAACAGGCTCACCTTTAAAATTTTTATCTTTTTGTGTTTTACGGTCAATGTAATTTTGAGTCATATAATGACCATATACTTCTTTCCTTGACCTAAGAATGCCTCTCTTATCATATTTCTTATCAGTAAATGAAATAAATGCTGGGTCTAAGCCTCCTTTACCCCTGCTTTTTTCCATCCCTGCAATATGTTTTTTCATAGCCTTAAGAGATTCAATATCTGATTCTTCTAGAATATCTGTATTTAGAATAGTTCTGATTTCTTTAATAGGCAATCTCCCACCATCTCTCTGAGAACCATCTCTTGCTTCATCAACGTGTTGAACTAAAAAGTCAAGTAAAGTTCCTTCCTTAACTTTAAGAGTATCATTCTTGATACTATCACAATGTTTTTCCCAATCGTCATAGTTCTTTTGGAAATCAGAACCTTCGATGGTTTGAGTAATTAATTGCTTATTGTATTTACTCGTCTTTTTCGTAATCTTTTTTGCCACGCTTTCCACCTCCGTATTTTAAATTATATCTTGATTTATCATTACCATGTGCAACAAAAGCAGCACCACCCGCTTCTTTTTCAAAAGTATTATCTAAAGTACTCATATCAAAGTTCTTTAAATGATTCTCAAATACATTTGTAAATATGGATTGTTCTACTCCCATTCTCATAAATGAATATTTATTCTCTTTATTTCTAGTCAAGATAAAGTCTCCGTCTTTATTGGATAACTTATACTTTAGAGGGCTATTTTTTCTGAGTGAAGTAACTTGGATATATTTTCCGCCAAACTTATCTTCTAATCTTTCCATGAATTCAATCATGATACCAGATTCGACTTTAAGTATTCGGAACCAATTAGACATAATAATCACTCTTTATCTTTCTTTTGACGCCACTTACCGTCAGCATCTTGTGTAAAGCCAGCATTTCTTCTTACTCTATCTTGTGCTTCTTTAAAAGAAGCATCATATTTTGCTTTTTCTTCGGGTGATAGTTTCATATATCTTTCTCTTGTCCGTTTTATCGAAGCCTTAGCCTCTGCAATTCTAAGTCTTTCCTTAGCATCAGCCAATTCTTCACGGGTCATCGCCTTTCTCTTTTTTAAAGCATCTTTCCACATAATAATCACTTCATTAATCTACTAGTAACATAGAAATAAGAAGGATTTTCTCTGTTAATTTTTCCCTTAGTTCTGCCTAAAATCATTTCTGGGAAGCCTCCTTCAACTGCCAATCTATCTGCTAATTGATGTAAGAATTTATATCCGTTTAATCCTTTAGTTAATGATGACACGTTTGAGTTATAATCTCCTAATTTACCACCATTTTCTAGAAATTCTGCGGCATCATCGTATGCTTCTCTTAATGTTCCTTCAGGGTCGCCATCATATGCAATAGCCGCTAATACATGAGTAATAGGATAATTCTTTTTACCAATCTTCATCATCTCTTTACTTAGTTTCTCATTGAACTTATCTAATGTGAATTTATTAGAAGTTTCAATTGTTCTAAATAACTTTCCAGGACTTAATTTTTTATCTTCCGAAGTGCCATAATTTTTTTTATTAAATAAATCAACTAGTTGAGTAGATAGATTTTGTTGTCTTTTTGCACCCTTTTCAAAATAAAACTCAGATTCGCTGGCTAGTCTATCAACTAGTTTTTTAAGTTCATCGCTAAAGGAAACATTACTTATTCCCTCTAATTCATTACCTAAATCAAGACTTAAATAAGATTGCACTTTTTTGGCTTCTTCAGTTGCTTCTGTTTTCTTTTCCCTTTCTGCCTGTCTTAGATTATATGCTAATTGACCGCCCTCATCGCCAGTAATTTGTATACCGCCAAATTCTTCTTTTTTACGTTCTTTTTGAGCAGTTTGTCTGAGACGACCTTTTTTCCTTTTGAGTATATCCTTATACATTTTTCTCACCTAAGTATCTTTCTATTTCATTTAATGCCGTTTTAATATATCTTGGGGCATCTTTTAAATAATCTTGTAAATTTGCTAAATTAGAAGCAGCAGAGGCTTCTTCTTGATTTTTAAGTATTTTTAACCAATTGCTCATCAATAACTCCCCTGCCATTCAATTTCTGCCGATGTTTCCCAATTACTCGGACTTGTAGAATTTTTCATATCTATTTTAATAGAAACACTAGATGGATTGAACCTTTCTTTATGGTCATCATAATACTCATCTTCAATGTCAGTAATTGTAAAATCAACATCTTCCCAAATATCTTCACCTGCGTTCAAACGATAATCTTCATTTCTATCATCCTCGTATTCAACGTGCAAAGTACAGTTAATTTCACTTGCCACACTAGAAATACCTTTGACACCCCATGTTCTAATATCCATAATAATGCCTCCTTCTATTGCTCTTGCACTTACTGTAAATTCAACATAATTAATAGTTTTAGAATATTCATCTGTGCCTTTTCCTTTATCGGCGGTATTCTCTCCTTCCTTCCTAACCCATTCTTTAGGTATATTTAAAAGGTCATAATTATCAATATCTACGTTTTCCCAAGTAATATCATAATCTCTTTTAAGAATATTTGTCTTTCTAATTGTGTCTTTCCACATAATATCACCTATTGATTTTTGAGTAGTGTGCTTAATCTAATTAATCCATCCAAAGACTCGGTTGTAAAGTGAATAAAAGCCTTTACTAAATCCTCGTAGCCCTCTATATCAATCCTATTGTCTGAGTACCTATAAATGTTTTCGACTAAACTTGGTATGATGTCTTTGTGCATAGCCGTTAAGTTTTGGAGTAGTTCTAATAGTGCGTCGTCATCCAAATACAATACTGGTATTTCTTCCATATTAATCGGGTCTTTTCATTCTTTCAACCTTTGGTCGCTTAGTTGATGGACTTAATCTTTGGTCAATACTTAAATCATATTCTCTACCAGTAAAAGGGTCTTTACGTTTTTTCGCACCAAATGAAGCACCTGTTTGTTTACTAAATAGTTCAATGTGTCGTCTAAGTCGGCTCATTCTGTATAATATTTCATCTTTATTCGATTGTGGAAGATTTTGAAATTCCTTTGTTTTAGTAAACTCTTCGTTCTTTTTTAGTTCTTTTTTCAATTTAATCATTTCTGAACGAACTCTAGCCTCAGCCTTAGTTCGATGACCTTTTACACTAGGGTGTATTTCTTCACCTTTAATGATGCTTTTCCACATAATAATCACTTTTTTATCTTATTCACTAATAAGTTTTAACAAATCAAACTTAATGTTATGCTTTTTGAATATTTTTGCTAGTTTACCATCCGTTACTCTACCACTACTTATTGCTTCTTGTAAATCAGCAATGAAATCTTGCATTAATTGTGCTAAATCTTCTTCCAACGCTTGAGCATTATGTTCCATTTCAGCCTTATCTCGACTGTAACCTATATATCGTTTCTTAATTTCGTCTTTCCACATAACAATCATTTTTTCCTAAGTTCTTCAATAAGTTCTCTAATATCATCTTCATCCATATATGGATGTTGGTCAATAACTTTATTATTCTTCATAACTCCGACTTCCCATTCTGTATATTCATCACCATCACCTAACATCTTTTCAGGTGTGCTATTATAATAAGCCCCACCAATAATAGATAAAGTTATATCATCATTTACTTCATATTCTGCTCTAAACATTCCCATTGGAAAGTTCTCTTCAAAATATAAGTCTTTAATGCTGAATTCTTCTGCCTTTTTTACATCTTTAGTATAAATATTTGGTAAAGTAGGTTTCTTTATTTGATTTTTTCTTGTATGTGGGCTTTTAGGGTCTGTTAAACGATTACCACTTGCATCATCTTCACAATGCATACAAAAACCAATACCATCAGTTCCATTGGCAATTCTCAAACAACCGTCATTTTCGCACTTTGGTTTAAATTCACTTTTTAAAATATCTTTCCAATCCATTTTTTCCACTTCCCCGCTATCTAATTTTCTATTTCTCTCTCTAATTGCATCTATTGAATTCTGTAATTGTGTTACTTGTTTAGTGTTTCCTGCTCTTTCTGCCGCAGATAATCTATTTTCTAACTGTTGTATTTGTCTTTGTTTAGTTTTTCTACTTTTTCTTCTTCTAGTAGCAAGTAGTTTATTTCTTTCTTCTCTTGCTCTCTTTTCTTTTTCTTCCAGTTCTTTCTTTTCTTTATTCATTATATTAACAACTGGCTTTACAATATTTTGCTTAATCCAAAGGTCATTTATCATTAATTTTTGAGATAAATACAAATCATGCTTATTTCTTCCAAACGCTTCTGAAAGCATCTTTTTAGTTCTTTTAGAAACAACATCGGGATAATCTACATCAATTTTAGCATTTACAAATTTTGCAAATCCTTCAAGCGTATCTAATTTATTATCCTCCTTTTGTCGATTCCAACGCTGAATATCTTCGACTTTTCTTTGTCTATCGGGCATTCTAACAGATTTACCTTTATACTTTTTCCTTTGGGCTTCTGCAATTTTCGGAGTAACACCAATAATATGTGCAACCGCTTCATCAGGAACGGTAATTCTACCAATTTTTTCTCCATAATTTTCACGAACCCATTTACTGCCCAAAGTAGTAATAGTATATCCTTCTTCTCTTAATCTATTCTTAAGTCCTGTAATATCATCAATTGGTCTATCAGTAATAAATCTAAAAGCATCTTTAATGAACTTTTTAGAACCTCTTGGAGCAAAACGAATACTTTCATCATCCATTCTCATATCGGGGTCAGGTGTTGAAGGTGCTTCAATATGAATTACTTTTGCAGGATTATCTTTATCCCAATCTTTTACGATTTGTTCTAGCAATTTAGGATTATATTCAAAATACCTATCTGGTTCAGGAACATCCACTACGGGTCTTTTAAGAATACTTTCCCAATTCATTTAAATCACTTCTTCAATTCAATAAGTTTATCCATCAAACTTTCAAATTCGTTTCTTTGCTTATCGGTTCTAAGATGGTATTTAGACCTACTCTTTATTTCCTCTAATTTTTCTAATGAATGAGAATTAACCTCTTTAGGCAAGTTAAAAATATCATCAAGCATAGTAGTTCTCCAATCGGTGTTTCTCCACATAGCCAAAACATCTTCGGCAAGAGAGCGCATTTCGCTATCTTCTTTAATTATGTCTTTCCATGTCATAATAATCACCTTTTACCAGAAATTCTATCAATCCTGTCTTTCATGTTTAGGTTTTTACCACTTGGGCCACCTAACTGTAAAAAATCTTCTAATCTTTCAATTAAGTCCTTCAATTCCTTGTCATCAGTTCTTCTATTTTGAGCAATAACCATGTCAATTCCCATAAGAAAGGATTCCATATCTTTACTTGGAAGTTTATCCTCTCCATAAATAAAAGGTTTTTTAACTATATTTTCCCAATTCATCTTAATCAACTCGTTTTTCTCAAATTTTGGGCTGGAATTTTTTTGGCACTTGCGTTTTATTTTTTTTTATTATTTTTGTATTCCCAGAATAAAAATCTTTTATTTATTTATTATTTTATTTTAAAATAATGTTTCTTGTTTAGTATTTGTTTTAATATTTAATACATCAGTTGTTTCTTTAATTAATATTTGAATCTTACTTTGTATATTCTTTAATATTTTTAATTCTTTATTATCTACTGTTTTCTTATTATTCTTTATTATTAATAATACTTTTCTTAATTGACTAGTAATAGTATCTATGTTCCTATTAATCTGTCTTTCTAGAGTATCTGAATTAGTCATCAGTCTCAGTACGCTCTAGTATCATCTGTCTTATAAGAATAGCGTAGTATGCGGGATAATATATTGACCCACTTAGGTTAATATTAACTAATTAACCGTTTATTCGTTAAAATGAATAATAAATAAAAAATTGGAACAAAGCCATATGGTTGTGTAAATCCTAAATTTACAATCATATGCTTTGGCAAATTAATGTTATATATGTAATGATATAATATAATCATGTTTGAAAGAAAACAGGCATCGTTAGAGTATGCGATTAACTTAGCGGCATTTAAAATGACAAAAAACGTCGAAAGAAATAATAGAACAGAATGGTCGGAACATGATAACTTCTTACTAATATGGATGGTAAGAGATGCCGTCGATAACATCAACTTCTCAGTATATTGTGATGAAAGACTTCAACCAAATGAAGGGTGGTTTTACTAAATAGTCAAATAAAGGATGAAAATTCAGGGCTAAAGTCCTGTTTTTTTAGGGTGCGAGTCAAGTTCAAT